AATTTCATATGCCGATAATGGTTGAACCCCTACTATACCTAAGTTTTCTGCAATCTCTAAATGTAAAAAGAAATCACCATACTTAACCATATTTCTAACCCAAGGCCATAAATTGAATTCTACATTTACAACATCATAAAATAGGTTAGTTAGGATATCTTTAATATGGTCATTGTTAGTTTTAATTTCTACAATTCTACCATATTCATTTCTACTTGTTGATTCATCTGCGTAAATATCTAATGCAGATGTTATGATTGGATCCTGGTCCATTGAATCATAATCTCTGAACAATTCTTGTCTTATTTGTTGATAAGCCAAATAGTTTTCAAAAGTATTGTTCATTGCTGATGAATGCAATCTCATATACCTATCTCTAAGATTGGTAGCTATTGCTTGTGTTTCATCGTAATCAATTACCTTTAACTTTCCACCTTGATTTCTTACGATAACCGCTGTTGAAAATAATTTCTTTAACCTGCCGTAAAATGAAGTATCTGCCATATTATTTTATATTACCATTTTCTACAAGACCAGTATCTTGCTTTTGTTCTAGGTCCTGGATTATCACAATTATGTCTAGCTCTAAACGATTTTCTCGCTTTCGGATTAGATTTTCTTATTCTCATTGTTTTTTCACCCTTAGCCGCTGCGGATGTTCCACCATGTCCAAAGTTTACTTTAACAACTTTACCAGCTGGATTCTTTACATACACTTTAAACTTCTTAACATCACCTGCAGTTGGTTTACCCAATTTAACGGTTCTACCTTGATATTCTGCTTCTTCTAATGTAGATTCATTATACATTTCTTTTTCTTTAACTTTAGTTTTAAGAAAAGCTATAAAATCTTCCATTTCTTCTATATCATCCTCATCTACATCATATTCATCAATATCATCATCATCGATATCTTCTTTTATCTTACTAAATGCTGTTGCAAATGGGTTAGAATATACTTTACCTAATTCTATTTTTTGACCATCGGCCATAGTGTGACTTGATTTACTTAAAGATAAACCAAAAAATTCATATAAAAAATTTTTCTTCATTATATTTTCCTCGTTATACAATATATAAATATCAATAAAAACAATTGTAATCACTAAATGGTTTAGGAAAAAACAATTGTCTATTATATTTTTTGTTAGTAAATTTATTGTATAATAACAAATTATGTTCTAATATTGGTTTCATTTCATCATAAATTGTTTGTAATTCTGTGATACTCCACTTATTTATTTGAACTATTGTATTTACTATTTTATTTAATCTACACATTTCATCTGATTCATCATCATAACTCTCATCCCACCATTTATCAAATGTTTTAAATCCTAATTCTTTTAATTTAGCAATACTACCATGTCCATTAACCATAACAAATGGTAATCCCATTGCTATACATTTTCCTGTTTTTTCAGTAAAAAATATTGCATCTTTTACATTTAAATTTTCTGTTGTATAAAATTCTGATTCTGTTATTATATTACAAAACACACTATTATAAAAATCTTGATTTAATAATGCAAAATGTGAATTTGAATCAAGTGAAACTGATATAGGATATTTTGCATCGTTAATTGCATTTATACTATATAACATTTCATCTAAAATATTTAATTCATTAAATTTTTCATATAAAAAATATCTTTCTTTTTTTGCGATTCTATTTAAGAATAGAAATTTTTTTTGAATTGTTTTATTTAATATTTTAATTCCCAAATAATCAACATAATGTGTATGCCATATACCCATTGAATTTAATTTAGTATATCCATATTTGGTTGTTTGATTATTAGAAACATTAGAATTATGATATAAAAAATATTTAATATCTACATTATGTTTTGCAAATGTATTTGAAATTATATCCATAATATTATCACCGGTATCTTCAATAATTTTATGATCAAATCTCCAAGCTTCATTTTCTAAATTATAATAATAGTATACTTCTTTTCCATATGTTTCAAACAATTTTGTAAAATATAATTCTATTAATTCGGTTGAATTTTCTCCTATTTCATTACAATTAATTAAAATATTACTTTCTATTTTTCCATTTATATTACATTTAATTGAAATTAAATCTACTATTCCAAATTTTAAATAATTTTTAATATGATTAGTTGCATGCTCATCAACTATTAATTCTAAATTCATAAAAATGCATTTATATTTTTAAATTCTTTAGGAAAAAAGTATTGATGATTATATTTTTTATTTTTAAATTTTATAAATATATCTCTATTATTAATTAATCTATCCTTCATATATAAATATATATTATTTAATTTATCGTAATCTAGTGATTGTATGTATTTAATTGTACTTAATATTTTTTCTAATCTTTTATAATCATCACTTTCATCATCGTAACTCTCATCCCAAAAATCAGAAAATGTTTGAATACCAATTGATTTTAAAAATTTTAATGAACCTTTACCACTTACAATTATAAATGGATGTAAATTACATAATGCTCTTGCTGTTTTTTCAGTTATAGAAATTGAATTATAACATGCTCCAATTTCTTTATTTGAAAAATAAGCTGATTCAGTTATAATAGAACAAAATGATTTGTTATAATAATACGATAAATCATTCCATTTTTCATCACCAATTATTGTATTTTCTAAAGATATAGATTCTGAATATTTTGGATTACCACATGCATTAAATGAATAAAAACTATCATTTAATATATTATTTTCTTTTAAATTTTTGTAAAGTAAATACCTTTCTTCTTTTGGTTGATTATTTAAAAATAAAAATTTTTTATCAAACAATATTGGATTCCATTGTATTGGTTCAAAATTGTTATGATGAAACATAAATAATGCGTACAATTGTGTAAAGTCAAATGTTTTATTTTCAGTATTCATATCACCGGAAAAATATATGAATTGTTTTAAATTAACTTTATATTTTTCAAATATAAACCTAATACTATTCATTACACTTAATTTACCTTCCGTTGTTCTTGCTTCAAAATTAAATGCTTCATTGGAACTTTCATATAAAAAATATGCATTAGTTCCATATTTTTCAAATATTTTTTCAAAAAATAAAACTAATTTTGATTCATAGTAATTTTCATTGAGTACATTCCATTCTAAAATAAATGGTGGCCAATATCCATATTGTATACCATCACATACAAATATTAATTCGTTTAACCTAATAATGTTATCTTTTAAAAATAATTCAAATTTTTGAGTGTCTTGAATTTTAATTTCAATATCACATTTTAAATTAGAAATCATAATTATTTAATTAACCACCTTAAATCTTCAAACTCATCTTTACCTGTATTCATTCTATACGGATCTTCTCTTAAATCTCGTTGTGTATAAACTGGACTATATTCTGTTTTAACAAATCCATTTAATGCACTTTGTGCCAATGAACCTCTTTCGTTTCTTAATCTTAATGCCGTATCTCTAACCCATAATCCAATACCCAATGCCATTGTAAGATCATCATTATAACCTCTTGCTGCTTCTGCTCTACCATTACTCCAAATGAAAGTAAATAACTCATCTATCGTTCTCTTAGAGTGTATTATAACTGATTTATCTTTCATATATTGGTCAATCTTAGAAACAATCATAGGTCTTGTTTTAGATGAAATTGTAAAACCAGGAATCATTTGTTTTTGTTCTCTATAATATTTGTTAGTCCATTGTGTATTCACATCAACGTATTGAACATCTTTATTGCTCCAAAATAAATTCTTATAATCTCTATCTAATATTTGTTGTATTGTTGCCCACCCGATGTTTGCATTATCTACAATCAGTAATGCATCGTTGTAATCAGTTGCTATACTAATTAACATATTACCAAAATCAGTTGGTTCTACTTTACCTTTATATTCGGCAACTTGTTCCATACTTTCAATATCTATGATGTGGAATGCAGAATAATCGTTTCCATCACCTCTACTTACATCGGCGGTTACTACATATGAACGATTGTAATCTGGTTTTTTCCATAACCATATATTATTATCAAACCCGGTCTTTTCAATTGGGTCACATACGTTGTTTTCACTATACCATATTAAAAGGTCACCATCAATTACATTATCACCGGAAGAAATGAAATCACAATCACACTCTTGTGCTGCTTGTTTTTCACCTAATTGTTGCGTTTGTTCATCTCTCCAATCTTGTTCTCTATCAGGATGTACCGTCCAGTGAAGTTTAATAGGATTGAATAAATTTTCACCATTTTCTGAACCTACCCACATTCTATGAAACCAATTACCCACACCATTCGGAGTAGATAACGCAATACAGTCACCACCGGTAGCCAACGTCAATTGAGTACCAGTCCATATTTCATCAATGTAATCAATAAAGGCTGCTTCATCAAATACTAAAAGGGATAAGGCTTCAGAACGACCAGAGTCAGGTTTAGAAGATACCGCTTTTACTTGTGAACCATTTTTTAATCTAAGGGAAAGTTTGTTATCTTCCGATTCTGCAACTCTTAACCATACCGGCAAAAGTTGATTCATCGTTCTAACTTTTAATACTAAGTTCTTTGCTACATCTTGTTTGTTCGCAATAATAAGAACGTTGAAATCCT